ACGTCCTGACGCATTTCTTCATGTCGGTCTACCATCCTAGAAGCTCCGCTAAAGCCTTCCTAGCCTCTCCCGGCTCAACCCTTGGAAAGACCTCTGGTTGGACAGAACCCGTCTCACAGACATCGTGGTGGCGCTGAGTGATCGTATATGACCTGCACTTTGGGCAGATCGGCAGACCTTGAGGCGGCTTCTGCCCAGCAGACGCCTGTCCCCTGCACAATTTTTTAAACTCACCAACGCTCGGAGCAAACCTCGGATACTCGTCAACCATGTCGCGTAAAGCCTTCTCGATCTTCGCCGGGTCAATGTTCTCGATGTGGGTCCACCAAAGCCGCTTGGCGGTTGTTTCATCTTGGTCCCTCAAGAAGTTTGGATATGTCACCTTCATCATCCCAAACACCTTGTTGATCAGGTTCAGTTTGAATGAATCCGATTGCCCAGTCGGTGTTCGTTGCGAGTTGTAGTGCTGTGGGTTCATGCTTTTCTTCCTTTGCTGAATAAACTGTTTTCCAACCTTGCGCGTTGGCCTCTTCGATCATGCCTGTAGCGTCTTGACCTTGCCGAACTAATTTTTCAATGCGGTTCAACAAAGTGTTAACACCTCGGCTTGAATTGTTTGCCTTTAACTTTTTTCTAACACCTAAAAATTCATTCCAAAGATCCATCTCGACCCCAAGCGCATTTATGCGCGCGGTAGTTTCTTTTTGGTTTACTTTTTCTTCTGTATCTGTATCTGTATCTGTATCTGTATGGCATTCCGACTGCAATGCGACCGCATTAGTCGTTTCGTTGATTTTATTAGGTTTTTTAGTTCCAGAATGATCCGGTAAGTTCCACCGTTTGTTCGCGTTCTCAACATTTTTTTGAGATTTTTGTCGAAAAAGTTTCAATTCTTCGCTCAAGCGCGGATTAAACCACTGGTCATTATCAAGGTAAAAGGCGCCATCTTCGGCAAATAAAACTGCTTTTATCCGCTTCCATTGAGATGGCCTGCACCGCAAAACATTGCAGATCCAGCGATCATTGTTTGGCAATCCGCCGCCCATCTTCCAAGCTGCTGACAGCAACCGGATGTAGGCACCTTCCTGCTCAAGTGTGTAATTGAAGATCTGATGACTGTCCAACCAGTCGGTCGGATAAAACGGAAAATACGGACTACTTTTCGACATTACGACCTCACTCTAGGTATGTCTGCATATGCAGGAGTAACTGTACGTTGCTCTACGTCCGCAGATGAACTAGAATAGGCGACGTTAACCTTGCTGGATAACGCTCCGCCCATCCCTTTGTGGGCATAAGAAGGCCCCCTCGTCGGGGCTTTTTTATGCACGTTCGAAAACTTCTCGATGAATAACCTCAAGCTTCAACAGCTTAAAATCCTCGTCGATTGAAACCAAAAGTTCAGACCCATCTTTTCTTGATCGATTCCGAATCTTCTGCTCCGCAACACCCAACTCAAGGCTAATTCGCCGAATGTTGCTGTTGAACCGTTGCATGTAAACTTCGATTGGTAATTGCATATTTGTCACCTCCTGAGCGGATCCTAGCACCGAATTAATTTTAAAAAAAGCTTTTCTTCGGTTAAATTTTCATTTAAAGTTAGATTTCCAGCAATTTAAGAGGTTAACAACATGCCATTAATTTTAAACCGCCGTCATTATTACTATGATGAAACTCAAGAGCCTTGGTACGCATTGTGGTCCCATTATGACGCCGTCAAAAGATCGCCATCAATTAAAAAAAGCGACCTTGATCCATTCGCTAAAATGAAGGCTAAAGGTGCGGCATTGAAATTTGCTAAGGATACATTGATCAATGATTATCCCGAATTTTTCCAATGGATAGAATGGGGTTTAGATGACCTAACTGGTCACGGCGATCCAATCGCTGACGAGTACATTGACCGGTACTTCAAGTACGGAATCCCAAAAGAATTTAAGTTTAAATTTGATTCAACTCAAAAAGATTTTGAAGATTATTGGGAAGAAACAGGCGCATTCACAGGAGAAATTTCATGAAGATGAGCGAACAGATAAACGAACTGGCAACTGCATTAGTGGTTGCTCAGGGTCTTATCCAAAACCCAACCAAGTCGGTTAAGAACGACTTTTTCAAATCAAAGTACGCGGACCTCGCCGGTGTGATCGATGTTGTCCGTCCAGCTTTCACTGAAGCAGGCATAGCTGTCATACAAGCGCCTTCCACCGGCGCAGACGGTGAGATAGCTGTTACCACTACCTTGGTGCATACATCAGGTCAGTGGATGTCAGATCAAGTCTCAATGGCTATTGACCCGTCAGCCAAGAACCCGGCACAAGCTGCTGGCAGTCTTATCACCTACCTTCGCCGGTATTCTTTGTCAGCATTTGCCAATGTCGCGCAAGAAGATGATGACGGCAACAGTCTTGCCGGGAACGTCAAAGCTGTTGAGCAGAAAGACGATCTCGCCGAGTACCAAGCGGTCTGCGCTGAAAACAATTCAAGCATCATTGCAATCAAGGCAGGCATTGCCAACGGTGACCTTTCGCTGGCTTCAGAGGCGTGGTTTGAGCTTGAGAACGAGATCAAGATAGCACTGTGGCGAGCGCCGTCGCGGGGCGGCTGCTTCACAACAATCGAGCGAGATGTAATCAAATCAACTGAGTTTAGAGAAGCAAACCTAGGAGTAGAAGCATGAGTACAATCGGCGTTAATTTCCAAATCGATCAAGACAAACTGGATAAGTTGCGTTTTCATAAAGGCAAAAAAGGCACCTACGCCAATTTAGTTCTTTTTCTCAACAGCGAGCCTGACCAGTATGGGCAGAATGGTGGGATTAAGCAGGCTGACACTAAAGAAGAACGTGACGCTGGGATTAAGCTGCCGTTTGTTGGCAACTCTAAAATCTTCTGGTCTGACAATCCAGATTTCCAGCCGGTCCGGGTTGAACCAGCTCAAGAACCAGCTCAAGAGCCAGCAACCGACGAGTTTGATGACTCAATCCCATTTTAAGGTTCCACATGAAACAGCAAGGAAACGTCATGAGAAAAACATCAGTCCACTGGACCGCAAAAGAACTAAACCTTTTGTTCAACATGGTTGAGCAAAGCACTCCAATCTCAGAGATGGCAGAGCGGCTTGGTCGTAACGAGAAGGCTGTCAGCAACAAGATGTACCGGATCCGCCAGCAGATGGCGCATAAGTCCATTCGCAAGCCCAAGGCCACGCTTGAGAACGTAATGAACGAGCAGGAGTGGATGCCGTTCTGGAAGAGGCTGTTTAAATGAACTCCTCTTCAACTCGTCCTATGAAAAAGGGTCGCCCTCGGATTCACCCGATCAGAGAAAAGCTTGGCCTGCCGGGACGGCCTAAATCGACCGGCATTTTTGAGACCCGGGCAGAGTTTGAGACTGCTTGCTTAGACAAGCACAATCAGGGCTGGTCTCTAAGGCGGATTGGCGCACGATTCGGAAGCTGTTATCTCACCGTAAAACGCGCCATTTTTAATGCTGAAAAAAATTGCTAAAACATATTGTTTTCTTACTGGTAAGATGAGAGGATTGTTGTTAATTTAATCAGCAAGGCAAACAAATGAAGATTCTTGATTTATTCTCGGGCATAGGCGGGTTTAGTCTAGGGCTAGAAGCCGCCGGGTTTGAGACCGCAGCCTTTTGTGAGTACGACAAAGAAGCGCAAAAGGTGTTACGCAAGAACTGGCCTGACGTTCCAATATTTTCAGATGTTAAAACTTTGACCAAGCAGGAGTTACAACACAATGGAATACAGAACATCGGACTTATTTGCGGCGGATACCCATGCCAACCCTTCAGCATCGCAGGACAACGGCGTGGCGCAGAAGATGACCGCCATCTCTGGCCTCAAATGTTTAGGCTTATCCAAGAACTCAGGCCCACTTGGGTCATTGGAGAAAATGTTGCTGGGCACATCAATATGGGCCTCGACGAAGTGCTCGCTGACTTGGAAACAGAAGGCTACACCGCAAGGACGTTTGTTATTCCAGCTTGTGCCGTCGATGCTCACCACAGACGAGATCGAGTCTGGACTGTTGCACACGCCAACAGCGAAAGCGAATCAGATGGCCCCAAGCATGAACAGCGGATGGTGGAGAACGCCAGCAGCGGATCAGGGCGAGACTCCCAAAGCGTTATTGGAAGGCAAGACAACGAGGCCGAGCGGTCACAAGATACAGATACGATTACAAGATCAGGTGAAAATGTGGCCCACACCGCTTTCGGGATCAGCAAAAGGCGCTCCAAAGAACAGGTACCGGGGATCGGAAACTTCTCACGGGAATCTGGAAGAAGTGGTCAGGACCAGCCCAGAAGATGGTCAGTTGAACCCAACGTGGGTCGAGTGGCTAATGGGGTTCCCAGAAGGTCACACAGACTTAAACAGCTAGGCAATGCGGTAGTGCCTCAAGTGGTTGAACAAATTGGTAAAGCAATATGGAGCGTAGAATATGGAACCAACCAGAATTGAGTTATTGGAGGCTTGGATCACAATCCAAAAGCTTCTGCAAACGGATCCGAAGCTTGACGAATATCACAAGCAGATTCTGCCCGATGTTCTGAGCCTTCTGAATCACCGTCAAGACAAGTTAAAGGGGGTCGAGTGATGGAAAACAATTACTATGATTTGTTTGAAGATAATTGGTATTTAACTGAGGTCTCCTATGATGAAGATCAACCAGATGGTAATCGTTGGATGGTTGCCTTAAAAAATAAAGCTGAAGAATTAATCTATTGTGAAGATCATTATTACAAGTCTGACGCCGTAAGAGTTGCAAAGAATTTTTTTAACAACAACCGGTGCGAAAAAGTTGTAATTTTCAAGAGGAACAAAGAAATTGAATTTTCAAAATGTTTGCACAAGGTTGAATCTCCATTTCAAAAACTTGACCCAACACAAGCGGGAGATATTGCTCGGCTGTTAACCACAATTACGCTTAACTCGGACAAAATAGCTCGGATGTTGGTTGAAAACGAATTTTCTTTAAAAAAGTTAAATTCGGAATATTACGAGTGCCGCGTTGCAAAGGACGAGGCAATTTTAGATCTTGAATTTCACCACGGTATTTCTTTGTCAACCTTGGAAAGAGTTAAACAATTTTATAAATCTGATGTCCATCAATTAAAAATGTCTTGCAAGCAGAGGTGGAGGTGGTTTGCATGAAAAAAATTAAACGGTTTGCGGGGCTGGTAATGGCCCTGCTGTTCATCTGGCTGCTGTCTTGGGCCGGTAATGCAGACTACGAAGAGGCACTGATGCAGGAACGCCAGTACGTCGAAGATGTCTGCTCAGGATTCAGACCAAACTGGAAGGATCAACAGGTAACATGCAAGGAGGATTAAAGTTTATGACGCACCCAAACAATAACAGCCACCAACGAGCCTACAAGGAGCGGATGGTCGAAAAGGGTTTTAGGCAGCTAACGATATGGGTGCACAATGACCTGCGTGAAACTGTTAAACAACAATTCCACAAAAAGGATCCAGTCAATGACATTGAACGAACTTAAACATATCTTGAAAACTCACCAGCCAACGTGGAATCATATTGGCGTATTCTGTTTTGGGTTTATCATCGGAGCAATGATTCTGTGAGCAAACTAACCCTAGAACTCGATGAGCGTGACATGGATATTGATTCGTTGCTCGACATCGTGCGGACCCAAGAGCAGATCTTGGACACCCTTGAGCAGATCCTTGAAGTCCTCAATAAGACCAGTGCATCGGGGTAGTCTCACGCAAATCAACGTGAACAAAAGTTTTGGCAGTGCCAATGCCCCGGAATCCCATCCTAAGCGCATGTTCGACAATAATGAACCGCTGCGCTCCACCACTCACCGCAATATCCGCCGCAATCCCGAGGCAGTGCTGACCGGGCTGAGACTTGTTTATTTCGGCGCTGTGGCTCGGATCACGATACCCTGACGTTATCACGAACGGAAAGCCGCAAGCGTCTCTGAGGTCATCTAAGGCGTGTACAAACGATTCTTGGATTAGGTTGTTGCCGGTTTCTTTGCAGGCAAACTCTGACAGGTCATTTTTAAAATATCGAAGCTTCATTTGTTCCGATTAACCCCTGAATGCTTTTCAAAGGTCCGCAGCCCACCCAAGCCCAACATGCCCAACAAAACCGGCATCATGGTCTCCAGAGGTATCAGGGGCACTTCAATCTCGGACCCGGCAAGTGCGAGTACAAAGTTTGCAAAGGGTATGGTGATAAAGTTTCCAAACATACCAAGTACACAAACCCAGCCAACAGCAGGACGCCAACCAGATACAAACAAAGACTTATGAGCCGCCTCAACCTTGTTCACCTCCAACTGTTCGCGTGACAGTTCTCTAGCGTGGTTTTTAGCCATTGTAGCGACTTCGTGCGCTAGTAGTGCCTTCTGGTCCTTGTCCTCGATGAACTTGTCTAGAAGGTTCGTAACTGGCCCTATAAGCTTGTCAAGCATAGCTACCTCACAATCGCAGATATTATTGTGAAACAAGCGTATAGGCCGATGGCAACAACTGCGCATCCAACCACAAGGCCAGCATAGTGCATTCGCTGGTTGATTTTCTGCGCGTGTGCATTCTTTGCTTCTAGTCTTGCTTTGCGAGCTTTAGCCTGAAACACAATAAAGTCGTCCCACAATCCTGCTCTGCCATGATATAGCATAAAATCTTGCAGTTCTTGCTCTGCCTTAGCTATCTGCTCCAAAGCCATAAACTCTTCAATGTCACTGCTAAATAAAGACTTCTTGTTTTTTTGCTGGCGTGATTTCAGATCTTCCTTTGCGTTGACCATTTGGCCGATTTGGCCGAAACAATCGTGCAGCTCTCTGCCGTTTGCAATGAAGCCTTTCACCACCCCAAATGCGGCGTTGAATGCAGCTAATTCCGCAATCATCTCAGTCAGATATCAGTTTAGCTGCGATACCAGCCCAAGCAGCGATGCACAGCCCAACCACTAAAGTTCCGACGAACGCCATCGTCCCGTGGTCCGCCGCTTTACGAAGCTTGCGACCAAACCTGAGATCCTCGCGGAACTCCTCGATGGATTCGGGCTTGTCAATGTCAACACCTAAGATGGCGAAGACCTTCTTGACAGCCCGATCAGCAGCGTCCTGCTCGCTCACTACAACCCTTGACCGGGCGTGATGTATACCGTGGCAGTACCAGATGCAGACTTGCCAGTGAAGAACGCGTCAGGACTAAACCGCAAAACCTCGTCAGTGCCCGGCAGCAAAGGAATCGAGGTCGCAACTGCGCCAGCATTAGCAATAGCCGCAACAGAGGTTGAACCAACGCCCAAGAACACCGTGACGGTGCTGTCGTTGATGATCCTGAACTGACCCGCGCTAGTGTTAGTCGTGGGGTGAACGGGTGCCTGTAGCGCCGTAGGAGGCGTTGGAGTTGCCGCCGCAAAGGTGATTGTGTCACCCAATGGCGCGAATGGGATTTGTGAACTACTAGCCATTATTCTTCTCCTTCAGCAGCCTGAGCCGCCGCGTATGCAGCCTTCGCTTCGTCTGTGAATACTGTGTTCGCAATTGCGACAACGTCCGCGTCTTCGCCTGATAGATCTGCATCTGGTGTCAGTGCATGACGGTGGAATGATCGTGAGATTTCTACGTCATCACGTTTAATAATCGTTGCAGTACGAACTTGGATTACTGGATAGCCAGCTAGTTGTACTACTTCAATCTTGTCGTTCTTTGTTTCTTCTGTAAGTGCCATTTTATCTCCTTGGTTGGACTGTCCGCCCGTTATAGGGTACTGATTATAAATGCGAATAATTCGCTGTATCTAACGCCTAATCTCGTATGCTCTACACCATCATCGTCTGTCCAAGTGTCTGAACAAAACACTGCATACCTATCAGGATCTAAGCCTTCCGCCTCAAATGCAGCCTGAATATCTTGAGCTATGATTCCAAAGTGAATTCTAGCATCTTCGCCTTTTTCGGAGTAAGCAGAGTTAAACCTAAATGATTTCATCTTAGATTTTAAGGCTATGGCAACCCTAGATTCAGCGTCAGTAATATCTTGTAAATCACGCTTTTCGTTTTGGTCAGACGTATTGATCGTTCCTGTCGTTGCATAGACCGTGTTCCATCTGAAAGAGCCATCACCCAAGTTTGGCCCACCGTCATCAGATGGTCTAAATTGCGCGTATTGAGCAAGGTAACTTCGGTCTACTGAAGAAGCATTTTTGGCCACAAGATGAATTTCACCATCAGCCACCGTAGTTGCAAACCTTGCTATTTGCGTACCAGATACGCCTATTTTAGCAATTGCAGATGCTCCAGCTTTAAGTTGAATTAAATCATCCGCCGCTGCCGCTGTATTAACTTCTAACTTCTCAGTAAAACTTGTGTTGCTTGTGAAGAAATTTAAAGACTGACTATTATTTGTAATTGCCCCTACTATCTGAGCGCAAACAATTCCGTCAACATTTGAATTGGAGTTTGTAAAACTTGACGCTCGACCCATGAACACAAAACCATTGAAAGAGGAGCCTCCAGTGATGTTTACATCACCGTTTATATTGGCATTGGCAAATTGAACATTGTCACATTGGTTGTCCATCGTAATTCCGGGCGCACCCCCACCACCGCCCTGCTCAACCTGTAAATGTGTGGCGCTAAAGTGCGTAACTTGCTTTAAAACAACGGTCTGGTTGTTAATGCTTCCTCTCACAACGCGAACCTTGTGCATTACAATGCTTCTAATCCCTGCCGTACCCGCTGCAACGTAGGCCGTACCATCTACATAAAAACCATGCGACCATTCTGATGTTCCACCGGCACTAATCATTACATCATTAAACTGCATTTCGCCCATGCGCTTATTAATATCACGAGTACCGCCGTCATCTATAACGACACCTTTTCCAGTCTTACCATTGCCAGTAGTCTTGAGAACTAAGAAGTGCATCATTCCACCGCCAGTTCCAGCATAGTCTCGACCAGAACCAGAGAAGTGGATGCCATCGCCAGAGTGGCCTATCAGTAAAGTTGTGCCGAA